ACGATCGACGCCCAAAAGGCCAATATTGACCGCCTAAACCGCAGAGTCTTGCAAGGATAGAAGACAAGACTTAAACTAATGACAGTGCATAGGACTTTTAAGGATAAGGGAATGCCTGACAACACACAACAACCCGCGCCGCCCAAAAAGATGGGAAGACCATCAAAATACAGCGATCACCTAGCGCAAGTGATCTGTTTACGTATAGCTGAAGGCGAAAGCTTAAACAAAATCTGTAAAGACGACGAGATGCCCGAAAGAGTAACAATCTATCGTTGGTTGCTCGAAAAGGAAGACTTTTGTAACAATTATGCTCGCGCNCGTGAAGATCAAGCCGAGACTCACGCTGACGAAATCGTGGANATTGCNGATCAACTGCCCTACCAGATCACTGACAAAGACGGCAACATCAGGATTGATTCGGCATACGTCCAGTGGCAGAAGAACCGCATAGACGCCCGTAAATGGGTTGCATCCAAGCTGAAGGCCACTAAGTACGGTGATGTACTCAAACACACTGGCGACGCGAATAACCCCCTTGTTGTGGACGTTATGGCTAAAGAAGTGGTGACCACTCTAATTAAGAACGTCGAGATGAAGCGTCAATTGCAAAATGCAACTTGAACTACTTGATGAGATCAAAGAACAACTAGAAAACCCTGAGTTGCAGGGCCACTTAGCTAAACTGTCCCCCGAAGATCTGGCCGCCTTTCAATGGCGCATGAATTGGTTAGCGACCGCTCACAATCATCAGATCGAACCCGCAGGCGACTGGTACACGATTCAATTGGTCCTTGCTGGCCGTGGCGCAGGCAAGACTAGGATGGCCGCTGAGACGATTGGCTGGTGGGCGTGGACCCAACCTAAGACCCGATGGCTGGTTGCCGCTCCAACAAGCGCTGACGTCCGAGGGACCTGCTTTGAGGGTGACTCTGGACTACTCAGTGTTATCCCTGATATTTTGATTGAAGACTACAACAAGTCTATTGGCCAGATCACGCTGAAGAACGGCTCATTGATCATTGGCATCCCAGCGTCCGAACCCGAGCGGTTCAGGGGTCCACAGTTTCATGGGGCATGGCTGGATGAGTTGGCCGCATGGGATTACATCCAAGAGGCGTGGGACCAGATTCAATTCGGCGTCCGACTAGGCCAAAAGACCAAGATCATAGCGACCACCACCCCACGGCCCAAGGACCTCATTGTTGACCTTGTAGGACGCAATGGAGACGACGTAGTGGTCACGACGGCATCCACGTACGACAACATTGCTAACCTTGCTCCAAGCTTTCAAAAGCAGATCTTGCAGTATGAGGGCACCAAGCTCGGCCGCCAAGAGATCTATGCCGAGATTCTGGACCCTGAGGACACTGGCATCATCAAGCGCTCGATGTTTAGACTATGGCCCGACCGCAAGGCGTTCCCTAAGTTTGAGTACATTCTCAGTTCTTATGACGTCGCCTTTACAGACAAGACTGTCAATGATGCCACAGCGAATATTGTGTTCGGTTGCTTTAAGCCAACAGACGGCCCAATGAGCGTAATGGTGATTGACTGCTGGCAAGACCGCCTACAGTACCCAGATCTGCGCCCCAAGGTAAAAGAAGAGTTCGAGGTAGTCTATGGTGAGGGCAAGGACAAAAAGCGCATAGACTTGATTCTGGTGGAGAACAAGGCCGCAGGAATCTCGCTCATCCAAGACTTACAGAGGGCGCACTTGCCTGTGAGGGCGTATAACCCTGGCAATGCCGACAAGACCCAACGCTTGAACATTGTGTCCAACATCATCGCCCATGGCCGTGTCTGGATACCCGAGAGCAGTAAGAACAAAGGCTACGTCAAGGACTGGGCCGAGGGGATGGTCAGCCAAGTATGTTCATTTCCCGAGTCAGCCCACGACGACTATGTGGACGCCATGACGCAAGCACTGCGCTACCTGAGAGACTCTGGATGGCTAGACATTGACGGACCTGCACCTGAGGCGTATGACGAAGACGACTTGATCGATGCAGGCATGGTCAAGCAAAAGGGCAACCCCTATGCTCAATAAAGTGTTGACAAGTGTTGATAAGCTTGATTACAATAAAAGCGTTGTCGTGGAAAACAACCGATTGAAGGCCACTAAAGTAAGTATCTTGCCCTGTATCCACGGGGTTTCCACCAAGGTACTTAACTCTAGTGGCTTTTTTTTATTGTTCCTATGCAACCCTCAGGGCGGGTTAGCTAATGGTCTATGGTTTTGGACGCACCCAATTAAGAAACTGCGCTTACTGGCAAGACGGCGCGTGAACTTGCAGACGGTATCACAGGAACAGAGCAGTAGGGTGATTTTGGCGACTGACCCCCGTAAGGTGGTGCTCTGGAAATTGAAGTCTGACCTTATGGGTGCAGTAGTCTTTAAAAGATGGCTGAAGTTGGATGGGGATCATCCACTCGTCTTGCCCTATTGTCTAAACACAATAGACTCAAAGCCAAACCCTAGGCATAATGTAGGCATTTCAACCCTACGAGGTCAGAATGGCTGATCAACTAACCCCTGATGACTTGTCCAAGCCGTACTTTGGAAACCCAAACATCCAAGCACAAGGCGCACTGGCCCGTCTCAATGCGGCTCAGAGAACGTCAGATACGGTAGCCGACCCTAAGACATTGGGAGCAATTCAAGCGGCTCTAGGAACTGCCACAGGCATGGTCAATCCCCTCATTGCTGGGGCTTACGGTATTGCCAAGAGTATCCCTGAGGCTATCAGAACTGGCCAGCCACCTGCGCCACTGGGTGCCAAGTACGCTGAAGAGTACCTACAAAATAACCCAAGTTATCAGCCTGACAGCAAGTACGGCCAAGAGTACATGGGTGACATTGGCAGTGCTTTCGACGCCGCTCACTTGCCCCCAGTAGTTGGCGACCTTACCTTTGCTCACAATGTTGGCGAGGTGACTGCACCGTTCAAGCAGATGGCTGGCGACTACTTGAGGGTTAACCCGCCATCAATTGGATTGGCCACTAAAGGCCTTGACAATCTAGAAGACTTTATTAAGCCAGAAGATAAAATCCAAGTTAAACCAGTTAATGAACCTGCCATTCAAAAACCCAAATCATTATCTGAATCAATTCAAGAAAAATTAACTGGAACACAAGCTACTGCAAATCCTGAAGAATCGCAACCAAAGCTAATTAATACAAAAGTAAATAATGAATCTGTTGGTCTTTTACCAGAACAAATAGATCAGCCTGTTACTATTGACATGAAAAAAGGCGACTTGACTCAACATAATTTGTTGACAACAAGGGAAGAAAGAGAAACTGCTCAAAGCTCAATTTTAAGTCAAGAAGAAAAAGATATCATAAGAGAGGGGGCTAAAGCCGCAGGCGTTCCAATTTCAGAAATTGAAGCAAAAGTTCGTAAGCACAAAATGGATAACCCTAGTTCTGGGGATGAACCTTGGGCGCCTCTCCAGTTAAGTAGAATTGTGCCTAATCCTAAAAAGATTGGAGATTATGATGTTGAATACAAAACTATTCCATATTCTTATGATCGGGACCCAGAAGATAATTTAATAAAACCAAATACGCCAGAATATGATGCTCATACTCAAACTTTAGCTGAAAAGCTTAAAAATGAAGTAAAGCAAATTTATGATAGATTTACTGGTGGTGATGAAGCCGCGTCTAGCATTATTCGTCAGGCGGGTTGGTATAAAGAAATGCGCTCGCGTCTTCGCCAAGAATTTGGTGGAATGGGAGATATGTTTGCTGATTTACTTGGAGCAACATCGCCCAATACTCCAGTGCGAGAAAATTGGAAAAATGCTGTTGATTTGTTGCGTAAAGCAAGTGCTGGTGCCTTTGATGAATTAATTCCTAAATGGGAAAATTGGTATGAAAATTTAAATGCTCTTGAACAAAAAGCACAAACNTTTTTTGACAGCAAGGTTGCTGAAGGATTAAGTAAAAAAGCAGTTAAAGAAAGCCCAGAATTTCAACAAATTATGTCTGAGCTTAAAGAGGCAAGACAGTTTCCTGAAGAATTGTTACCAGTAAAAGATACTGGTGCAAAATATGGTTTTAATGGACAAAATGCTGTACGTGCTCTTTTAGATCTTTTCCGTGTAGTTAAAAATCCAAATGCCGACATTGGAATTGGCGCAACTGCCCCTAAGGCAATAACATTCTCTGGCAACCTTATTGGATTTAAAGACAGAGCTACAATTGATGTTTGGGCGGCTAGATTACTTCAGCGACTAGCAAACAAAATAAGAGTTCCATCAATGGCCGAGAGTGGCGTTAGTGGAGCTATGTTGCCAGATGGTACAACCACTGGACAGTTTGGCATGGGTCAAGATGTATTCCGCAAAGCTGTGGACATGATTCGTAACGATCCAGAAATGTCTAAATTAGATGTTCTTAAAAACATATCTGATGACGATTTGCAAGCATTGGTTTGGTTTAAAGAAAAAGAATTGTGGACAAAAAAGAATTGGACTTCTTCTGCTGGGGAGGGTGGTTCATTTGAGCAGGAAGCCGACTTAGCTGGAATTAAAAATCAAGACGAAGTTAATCGTTTACGGAAAATGATTGACACCAGCGTATCAGTTACTAAAGAAGTTAAAGATTCCGCTCAACAATTAATTAATCATGTAGAAGATTTACGAACGTTAAAAAAAGTTGCTAAAGATGATTTGTCTCAAAATGATTTAGATAAAATTGATGAACAAATTAAATCATTAAATGCTGACCGTTCTAAGTTAACTNCAATTATCAATAAACCTACTGTTGAAGAATTAAGAGATATTAAGAGGGGTGCGGCACAAGAGTTAAGTAAAATGTCTAGGCCGTTGGAACGATTCCAAGCTGGAATTAGCCCACAACGACCAGAATTTGTTCCAACAAATGAGGATATGGCCTCAATAGGAAATGATTTAAAAGACGCTATTCACACGGATGATAATAAAGCCAGCGTCATGGGTAGTAAAGTTTTATCTACTGAAGGCCGATATGGAGATCCAGAACGATCAATTGATCTTGAAGCGGTAGTTAGAGATGGGTTTAACCCAAATCCTTTGCTTAAAGAATTGGTATCTAAAGCACAAAAATATAATCAAGATAGTACTTTTTTGTCCCGTGTATTACGTCATGATGAAACGCCTGACCCGTTGCGCCATCGGCCTGGGGTTGAGATTTATTTTAAAGACTCTAAAGCTGTAGACAAATTACAACCAATGCTAGATGAACTAGCTAAAGAGGGCGTTAACTTTTATACTGTAGTTGTTGATGGACGTCGGAGTAGTAGTGCCATGCAAGGCGCTATGCCTCCCGCAGTTGGCGTTCGTTTTCAATTGGTACCTGAATTTGAACAACGATACGGAATGTTTGATTGGTCAAAATTGACTGATGATGAAATTGCGGCCAAAGTTGAAAGTCAAGCGGATGAAATGGATAAACTCGCGGCGAGAGTAGCCAAAGTAATTCCAGGTGTTAGTGATGCTCAACAGTACTGGTATGACACGGAAGTTTTATTTAAAAATCAATATCAGGAGAAATTAAATGACTTTGAAAACGCAATCGCAACGCCTAGCGGAGAAAATACCCAAGTTGGAGCAAGAGTTTGGAGCGGAAAACCCATACGTGCAGGGGTTGAAGCGGCAACTAATTGGTCAGCAGAGGCAAGCCGAGAGGAAGCAAATGTTTTCAATGGGAACAATGAGCGCTCCCAAAAAATAGAACCAAATATTGACCGCGTCAATATGGCGCACAAGGACGTCCTAAAGCGCGTACCCCAACTAACCGAGGCCGCGCAAAAGCTTGCTGAAGGCAACCTGAGTCTTGAAGAGTACCAAGACTTGGTTAACAAGTACAAGCCAATCCAACCCTATCAGTCAGCCCCAGCGCCTGCTACTAAACAGCAAATCATTGACGCGCTGAAGAAAACTAATAGGGAAAAACCAGGGACCCCCAACAAATCTGAATACTTCGGCGTTCCCTCCAAGACTCTGAAGGAGGGCGACCCAGTCGGCATCAGGCTGGACATCCCATCCTATAAAGACGCCAACACATGGGTTGTCACAGTTCACAAGGCCCAGACGGGCAAGAAGGTGTACGCTGGCGCAGGCCCTAGAATCGGTTATGAGCCCGTTGCTAAAGCCACTGACGTCCAGTTCATGGTTCACCCACAAGGCGCCTTAAAGATTGCTCAAGGTGCCGAGAAGAGTACGCTGGCCACCATGGAGGGCAAGTGGAAACCAACGACTGAAAAGCAAGCGCACGTTGAGGCCAAGGACTACTTGAACGATCCCGAGTGGTCTCAAGTCGGCATGGACCCAGAGCGTCATAGCTACTTTTATGACCGCAAGACTGGCGAACCTGTGACCCACGCTGATGAAATACTCCAGATTGGACCATTGGTGCTGGCTAAGAACGCTCGCAACTTGTCTAAAGCTGGTGAGTTTAAATACAAAAAAGGGGGCGCTGTGCACATCACAAAGAATCCCGACAGTATGTGGATGGACATACAAAACCGAAAGTTTAAAGGTAATTAATCATGGCTACACAAATGCCCGTTGACCAAGACTACAATCGATTTATATCTGGTTTGAAGGGTGGAGGCCCCGATGAAGAAATCGATGACTTGCCTTTGGATGCCACAGTCACCGAGATGGAGGACGGATCTGCCCTTGTCTCAATGGAGGACTTTGAAGGACCACTCGAAGACGAAGACTTCTATCAAAACCTCGCCGAAGTCTTTGACCCATATGAGCTTGAGCGCACTGCTATTCATTACCTTGACTTGATTAAGAATGACAAAGAGAGCCGTGAAGAGCGCGATAAGAAGTATGAAGAGGGTTTAAAGCGGACGGGGTTGGGGAATGATGCACCAGGAGGAGCTAACTTCTTGGGCGCCTCTAAAGTAGTCCACCCAGTGCTGGCCGAGGCTTGCGTTGACTTTGCCTCACGCGCCATCAAAGAGATGTTCCCGCCTGATGGCCCAACACGCACCAAGATCCTAGGTGATGTGGACAAAGACAAGGTTGAGATTGCCGAGCGTAAGCGCGACTACATGAACTGGCAGTTGACCGAGCAGATCGAAGAGTTCAGGGACGAACAAGAGCAGTTACTGACCCAGTTGCCCCTAGGTGGATCGCAATACCTTAAGCTCTGGTATGACGAACACAAAAAGCGCCCTTGTGCTGAGTTCGTTCCTATTGACAACATCTACTTGCCTTACTCTGCTAGCAACTTCTATACCACTCAACGTGTGACCGAAGTTAACACTATCAGCGCGTGGGAATTCCAAAACCGCGTTCGCTCTGGTTTGTATCGTGACATCAATTTAATTCGCGCTACTGCTGAACCTGAGATGAGTTACGCCGAGAAGGCCAACATCAAGATTGAAGGTAAGAAGTTCCAAGACAATGACGACGGTGTGCGTGACGTATTTCACGTTTACACATGGCTGAATTTTGATGAGGATAAGCGCTCCAAGGGTGAGTCAGCACCGTACATTATGATGATTGACCAACTGGACCGTAAGGTGGTTGGCCTCTACCGTAACTGGGAAGAGGGCGACGACACCATGACCAAGCTGGATTGGTTGGTTGAGTTTAAGTTTATCCCTTGGAGGGGTGCATATGCGATTGGTCTCCCTCATCTCATTGGTGGACTTGCCGCCGCCCTCACGGGTTCACTACGTGCGCTACTCGACTCTGC